ATAAAAATATGATTGTAAACAAAGAATAATGAACAAAGAAGACGAAATAAATAAATTACACGCTGTTATTTATAAACAATTGGATTTTTTCTTGGAAAAGAATTGCGTCCCACATATTATATTCCACGGGGTCAATGGTTCTGGAAAAAAAACAATTGTTCATCGATTTATTCAAAACATTTACAAAAAAGACAAACAAAAAATCAAACAAAATGTAATGTTTGTCAATTGCGCACAAGCAAAAGGAATTAAATTTATCCGCGAAGAACTCAAATTTTTTGCGAAAACAAATATTCATATTATCTCAGACTCAACGGACAATAACAATCACGGTGTTCTCTTTAAAACAATCATTTTAATGAATGCCGATTATTTAACCATAGATGCTCAATCCGCTCTGCGAAGATGTATTGAAATATTTAGTTATAATACCCGTTTTTTCATCATTGTCGAAAATAAAAATAAATTATTATATCCCATTTTATCCCGTTTTTGTGAATTTTACGTCCCCGAATACATTGACCCACTTACTAAAAAACCGGTTAATTTGCATAATTATCATTTGCAACAAAATACAAATATAAATTATTATCAAACAATTAAAAAAAAAGAACTAGACGAACATTTACATGAATTTTTAAAATGGTTGTTTGTTTCTAAAACATCCGTCCCTTGTGAAAAATACAAAACAATTCAACAATATTTTGCGGATTTAGTTGAAAGTCTCTATTCAAACGGTTTTTCTGCTCTTGATGTCATTGATTTTGTCGAAAATTGTCAAAAATGGTCAAAAGAACAACGGTTGCAAATCGCAATGTCTTTTTATAAAATCAAGTCTGAATATAGAAACGAAAAATTATTGATGTTCTATATTTTTCAACAAATCAATACTATTTCAAGTTCTACTCTCTCACCACCACTTCCTTGCGGTGGGGTAATATAATGATATTTATTTTACCCCGTTGTGATTTCATACAAAATTATTATATTTTATATGAAAATAAACGAGAGAACGTCGTCAAAGTGGCATTGAAACCGAATGACTAATAAACCCGTTTGGGTTCAAACTGTGATAAAAAAATCAAAATAACTAAATATATGAATTTTACAGAAACATCCGCAAACAAAACGGTGAAATCAATCGATTGCATTTTTTTAAAAAAACCTCATTATTTTGATTTGGACAGCCTTTCGAATGATCTACAATTAGGTTGCATGGAAGACTTGGAAGTTGGTTATAATCCATTTCATATTCGACAACTTCAAAATTATTATCCTATTTATGATTATTTATTTCCCGAAAAAGTAAAAGAGAACAATTGTGAAAACTTATTTTTGAATCATTCCAATATTTTTCATTCAATGAATACAATCATCTCTTTAGACGAAGTGAGACAAAATGATATTGTTGAAAACAATTATCAAGAAAAAAAGGTGTTCTTGAAATTTGCACCACTGTTAGATCCGATACGATATATGATTGGAAAGTATGACTACATTCAAAATTATATTTCACATGAGGGAGAGACTCGAAATGTAAATTCTATTTTACCATTGTTTTCATTATCTCTTGATAAAAAGAGCACCGGGACATTAATTGAAGAAACAGAACAAACAGAAACAGAACAAACAAAAACAGAACAAACAAAAACAGAAGAAATAGAAAATAAAATTAATTCACCACATAATTCTTGTTATGTAGATGGTTTTTTTAGTTATTTAAGTTCTCATTTATATAATGAATATAAATTTATCAACGGAATTGATTTTTATGGTTCTCATTTAGGAATACAAAAATTGTACAAAATAAATGTGGTTGACGATATTGAATATATGGAATCATCCAAATATTTTCAAAAACAAATAAACAATTTATTTTTTATTGAACCCAAAATAATAAAAAAACAAAATGAACATGATTCTTCTCATTCTTCTTCTTTGGATTCACGGAATCAAAAATCACGAATTAAAATTGATATGAATGAAAAAAATGTTTCATTAGATAATGTTTTAGGAGATATTATGGAATTAATTGAAAATGATAATGTAGAATTAAAGGACATTTATTTGCATGTAGATAAGGAAGATTTAAATGGTGATGAATTAATTTATGAAAATAAAGTGGATGTAAATAGTTTAGATGAAAATACGCTAGATGAAAATACGCTAGATGAAAATACTTTAGATGTAAATACTTTAGATGTAAATACTTTAGATGTAAATACTTTAGATGTAAATACTTTAGATGAAAATACTTTAGATGAAAATACGCTAGATGAAAATACTTTAGATGAACTAATTGAAATAAAAGACACATACAATAAAATGGAAGAAAATAAATTTATTTCATTAAACATGAAAGATTATGATAAAAGTGATGATTCGTGTGATTCTATTGACTCGGATGACACAGAAGAAATCGAAGAAATCGAAACAAATGATAAAAAACCCACATATAATGGTGGGACTAAATTAACAAAAAAACACGAAAATAATAAAGAAATTCATGTAAATAATCAAACAGAGGGTCATGAAGACGAAGATGACGAAGAAGACGATGACGAAGAAGACGATGACGAAGAAGACGATGACGAAGAAGACGATGACGAAGAATACGATGACGAAGAAGACGATGACGAAGAAGACGATGACGAAGAAGACGATGACGAAGAAGACGAAAAACCAGTGTTTGCTTATATCAAGAACTTTCCAGTACAAATGATTTGTTTAGAAAAATGCGAAGGAACATTAGATGAATTATTATTGCAAGAACAATTGAATGAACAAGAAAGTATCAGCGCAATGTTTCAAATAGTAATCACATTAGCGGTTTATCAAAAAACATTTCATTTCACACACAATGATTTGCATACAAATAACATTGTTTATATTCGAACCAAACAACCATTTTTATTTTATAAATTCTCTTCAAAAATATATAAAGTCCCTACCTATGGATATATTTTCAAAATTATTGATTTTGGAAGAAGTATATACACAATAAACGGCAAGGTTCTTTGCAGCGATTCATTTTCATTAAAAGGAGATGCAGAAACCCAATATAATTGTGAACCCTTTTATAATCCAAATAAAAATAGAGTTGAACCAAACGACAGTTTTGATTTATGTCGTTTAGGATGTTCTATTTATGATTTTTTATTCGACAATGATGAAAAAATAAATCCTAAAAAACTAACCGATTTTGAAAAGATTATTTATGAATGGTGTTTAGATGACAAAAAACAAAACATTCTTTATAAAAAGAACGGTGATGAACGTTATTTACATTTCAAACTGTATAAAATGATTGCACGAAATGTACATAATTGTGTGCCATCACAACAACTTGAGAAGGTGGTGTTTAATCAATTTTTATTTAATGGTAATTTAAAGAAAACGCAAAAGAATTTATTGATAAATTTAGATTCAATTCCGGTCATGGTATGAGTTGTGTTTTTTACATAAAAGAATGTTTTGTTATAAATTTCATACAAAATAAAATTGTTTTGTATGAAATATGGGTTTGGGATAATAGACATTAAAAATTAGGAGAATCTGTGAAAACCTCCGCTTTTTCGGGTAGAACATTTTTATTGGAAGTAACTACATTAAAAAAATCAGAAATGTTCTTTTCAAATGCAAAATATACATAGCTGGATACAATGGTAGATAAATAAACAATGATTCCATCTCGTACATATTCTTTAATACCCTTAAATTCAATATCTTTTTGAACAAATCGTATTTCTATAAATTTAATTATTGCAAAAAAAAAAACTACTAAAGTAGATATAATAAACACATTTTGCATCTTTTGTTAAAATATATATAATTAAATAAATATAAATGCAATAATTGACGCATCTGTATTGCCACGTTGGTATTTATTTTTTATGAAAATAAACGAGATTTTATAGATTTTATAGATTTTATAGATTTTATAGATTTTATAGATTTTATAGATTTTATTACGATAATTCTTCAAATTCAAACATAGGTGGTTCTTGAATGGAAACAGAATTTGCGGCGATTTCACCGTCTAATGTTTCGATATCATTTAATAACAATTGATTCGAATCATCATTTTCAAATATAGTTAATCTTCCATAATTATCATCATCATCATTATCTTTGTTTTTCAAATACTTTTCCATGGTGGTTCTTTCTAAGTCATCGATTGATTTTGAAACCTTGATATCATGCACTTCATTGTTTTCATCCAAAATAGAATCTATTTCATTAAATGTGAGTTTTGTAGTTATTGGTTCATCATTTATATTTTTTATGGAAGGCACAATTTCGGGAGGTTTATCTTCTTCTGGAATTTTTGCATTAACGGGCGTTGTTCTTTGTTTTTTAATAAGATCTGGTGTTGACAAATCTTCTATGATGACTTCTTCTTCTACTTCAACAGATGAATCTAAATATGCACGAATAATTTCACTTGTAGGAATGCTTTCTTGAATGGTTTTTAAAATAGATTCTTGAATGATGCGTTCTAATTCACGATTATTTTTTTGTATTTCCAATGGGGAAATATTCTTTTCAAACAAATAAACATTCGAATATATTTTACGGGCGGCGGCAATATAAATTTTGTGAATAAAAATGTCGATTTTGGGGATAGTTATATCGATTTTTTTTTGTTTATTTCCTACACGAATACTTGTGAGAACTTTTAGTTGAATAATATGAACACATGTAATTAAATCTTCTAAATAATTACATCCGCTACGTTCAATAATTCTTTGTCGTTCTTCTTCAATGATAACGGCGTTCCATTTAGGAATTCTGCACAATAAATTTTGAAATGTCATTAAATATTTGTTTATTTCACCGTTTTCATTGCATAATTTCCACGATTCTGTGAAAATGGATTGTATTCCTTCAACGACTAAAGGTGTAAATATGTTAAGAAGGCGACAACACCATTCATTGCGGCTTTCATACAAATTCGTTAAAACAAAATCATCCATTTACCTATAAAAATGTGTATATCTATAGAAAATAATTGAATCTTTTTTATTCAACGCATCGTTTTTATTCAATGCAACTTTTGTGTGTTGACATCAACATTTGAGAAGATGTTTTATTATAAAAGATCTGGTTATTTGACCGGTAAAAGAAATCAATTACCGTATTTGTTTTTTTTTACATTGATCACTTGTCCGGATGTTCTTTTTTTGCTTTTATTAGGATCATACGCCTCATCTTCATCATCCGACCCCATGTTTTTCGATATTTCCCAAAATTCTTTTGATCCTAATTTAAAATCGGGCTTATTTTCTGCTTTGTACCAAAATACCTGTTCTGTGAGTTTATTCGACTTGGAATTGTTGTTTATCACCAAACATTCATAGTTTTCTGTAGTTTGGTCCATAACAGAACAAAACGATTCTAATGTTGGAAACACAGACGCATAGTTTTCCCAAATTCGTTTGCGATTTGATAAATAGGGTTCTCTCAAAATAAAAACATAATCAATATTTGTTCTTAAGTTAGGAGGTATTCCTAATGCGTACTGCATGGTTATGCATAAAAGAACTTTCCAGTGTCGTCCATTCATAAAAAGCAATCGCATCATTTTATCGCGTGTCCATGATTGGTCAAACAAACAATCATCTAAAATAACAAACGCACGCGGGTCAATAGTCGTTTTTTTATACATTTCAATTTCCTTATTCATTTGTTTTAATGCGGCTTTTTGACGTCGTAAAATGTTCTCAATGAGAACCGTATTATATTCATCGTGAATAAATAATTTAGGGACATGATTTGCATAAAAGCCATTTCCTGATTCTGTTCCAGAAATGACTGTTCCTATAGGTATATCTTGATGATGATACAACAAATCTTTTACTAAAAACGATTTTCCTGTATCACGCCGTCCTATCATAACTATAACGGGTCCCTTATTTTCATCGGCTTTAAATGTGATTGTTCTCATATCAAATTTTTTTAATTCCAATGTCATAAGCGTATTATATATTATATTGATTTTTCTTTTTATAAAAAAACATACGCATATATTGTCTGTCCTCCCATTTAGTTTCATACAAAATACATATGATTGTCTCTCCACATTTTCAATAGAGAATTGAAATTAAACAGTAGGATAAAAAGCCCAATTCAAATAATTGCAAATTTGTTTCCAAATTAAATCGGATTCTATTTGTTTGACTCGATCTTTTAATAATGGAATATACGGCAAATATTGCGTTTGTCCTAATAATACACACAATTGATAAAGTGTATACGTATAATTAAAAAAATTGGTTCTATTAGCAGGACAAAATTGCGCCCATGGTTTCTGTATTTCAATAAAGAGAACACATAATGTTTCATGCAATTCCTCTGTCATAATCGGCGGTTTTATTCCAAAAATAGAATTTATATATTGAATATGTTCAAAATATTTATTTAAATCCAATTTTCGCAAAATTTCACGCATTTTATCATATGTTATTTCCTTCATATCATAAATGCGTTCTTTTTTAATCCGTTTCCGGATTGCATCAATCACTTCTTCCGGTATTTGAGTTGTTTCCTTTGCTTGGAATTGAGAGAGAATTTCTTTAAAATGATTTAAACGTATATATGCAGTATAAGAGACTTCTACCGGCGGTTCTTTATTCGATGGTTTGCAACTGTCTACAATATATGGTATAAATTTTCCGCATTTGTTATTGTTGCAAATCAAAATACCCTCTTCGTCTTGTGGAATCATTTCACCTTCACGACAAGAATAACAGATATCCGCCGATAGAACATAATCTTGAATATTAAATATTTCATTTTTCACATTTTTCCAATATTTATGATACAAATTGCGAGTATTTTTATATCGATCATCAACGAGTGATGTTTTTGGTTCAATAAACTCTATTATATTATTAGAACTATCTTGGGTTTTAATATTGAAAAATGATTTGATTTTATCTCCGTTTTCATTCGAAGAATTATTTGATGATGTGTTTGATGATTTTCCAGATGAAATATTTTTCATTTCTTCAAAATATTGAAATATATATTTTGAATTATTCAAATAATAATTTTTCTTTTCCCGTTTTAATTGTTTTATTTTTTCATTTATTATTTGAATAGAGTCTTGAATTTGAAATATTTTTTCACGATCTATTTTTTCGAAATTGGATTCTGTTTCTTTTTTTTCTAAAATAACAGAACCGGGTAGTTCAAGATTGGATTTACAATATTTACTTTGTTCGTCATATATGGTGTCGTGATTGGTTGATGTTTCGTTGCTATTTAACGGTCTTTTTATTTTTCGTTTGGATTTATTTTGAAATCGATCTTTACATACGAGTTCCAGCCTTTTTTTTATAAGTAAATTTTTTTCTTCCATTAATTTGGGTATTTCATATGTTTCTATTCGACAAAACCGCTTTATCATTTCAGTGTGTTTTTCATCAATTGATATTGTTTGTTTCATATGTTTATTTATTACTACATGCAGAGTGTTTTATATTTTTATTATAAAAGATAACATCTGGGCAAATGTCTTATTTATTTGCGTTTAAAATATAAAAAATATCATTATAAATCCATGAATTATACGAAAGAGTCTTTATTTAGCAATATTTTTGAATTTATTTTCTTTTTGTATTATATAATTAAAAAAAATGGCTGGTGGATTAATGCAACTTGTAGCTTATGGTGCCCAAGACGTATTTTTAACTGGAACTCCAGAGATCACTTTCTGGAAGGTTTCTTATCGCAGATACACTAATTTTGCAATGGAAAGTATTGAACAGACATTTTCTGGACAAGCAGATTTTGGACGTCGTGTAACATGCACTATTAGCAGAAATGGTGATTTGGCTTATAAGACTTATTTACAAGTTACCCTTCCTGAAATTAATCAGTCAATGACAAGTGGAACTGATAAAAAGGGTACTACACAGCAAGGTGTTTATGCACGTTGGTTGGATTTTCCAGGTGAGCAATTGATTGCACAGATTGAAATTGAGATTGGTGGGCAAAGAATTGATCGTCAATATGGTGATTGGATGCATATCTGGAACCAGTTGACAATGTCTTCAGAACAATATGCTGGATACAGTAAAATGATTGGTCATACCACTCAATTGACCTATATTACAGATCCAACCTTTGCTGATATAGCTGGACCATGTGCCGCATCGGGTGGGCCTTCACAAGTGTGTGCACCAAGAAAAGCTCTTCCAGAAACGACTCTTTATATCCCACTCCTTTTCTGGTGTTGCAAAAACCCTGGTCTTGCACTTCCTCTCATCGCATTACAATATCACGAAGTCAAATACAATATTGATTTCCGTCCTATCGGTGAGTGTCTTTGGGCTGTAAATAATCTTTATGATACCAGCAGCACATCAAATCAAGTTGTTGCAGCATACCAACAATCGATTGTTGCGGCTTCTCTTTATGTAGATTATATTTTCTTGGACACGGACGAACGTCGTAAAATGGCACAAAATCCCCATGAATATCTTATCGAACAACTACAATTCACAGGCGACGAGTCGGTAGGAAGTTCAAGCAACAAAATTAAACTTAACTTCAATCACCCTGTCAAGGAACTTATTTGGGTTGTTCAACCTGATGCAAATGTGGATTATTGCGCTTCTCTAATTCCAAGTTCAACCCTTTATAAAACTCTTGGTGCTCAACCGTTTAACTACACTGATGCAATTGATGCTCTCCCATCAGCAATTCATGCATATGGTGGTCCTCAAGAAACGTCCGGTTCAAATGCATTCATTTATAATACTGGATCCAATGCCGGTCTATTTCAGATGCCTGGTGCATTGGATGCCGATTATAGAGGAACTGCTACTGCTATTCCTACTAATAGTATTTGGACTGCATCCGGAACATCACATGTCGAAACACCCTTTGCCGCACAAGATAATGTATATTCAGGTTCCACTGTAAGTGATGCAGGAACATTTGTTCTTGCTGAAACCGCATTGAATATGCACTGTTGGGGTGAGAACCCATGTGTTACCGCCAAGTTGCAGCTAAATGGACAGGATCGTTTCTCTGAACGTGAAGGTTCTTATTTTGATGTTGTTCAACCTTTCCAACACCATACCCGCAACCCCGATACCGGAATTAACGTGTATAGTTTTGCATTGAGACCTGAGGAACATCAACCAAGCGGCACTTGCAACTTCTCGCGAATTGATAATGCCGTTCTTCAATTAATTCTTTCAAATTCTGCCATTTCGGGAACCAATACCGCAAAAGTACGTGTTTATGCAGTCAATTATAATGTCCTGCGCGTCATGAGTGGCATGGCCGGTGTTGCTTATAGTAACTGAATGAACAGTATGGTGGGTGTCGCCTACGTTTTCTTACAAACGCAATATTTTCATACAAAAAAACAATATTTTGTATGAAAAAAACAAATCGTCTCTATCATACGAATATAAAACATAAAAAAATGATTTTATATTATTATTGCAAAATAAACTATTATATGACAAACGCGATGTTCTCTAAATAAATTTCATATACCAATCACACATCCGAAGAATTTATATAATCCATTAGCATTTTATATTTTTCTTCTGTAGATACTTTTACAGAACGGGTTGTCATCCAATCATTCTTATTATTTTGTTTTTGTTTTGGGTGTAATCGTCCACAACAAAAACCATCCCCCCTTGTATCTTTTGCAGGAACATAATAACAATAATTTGGTATATCTTCCGCTTTAATACAACAACCTTCCGGAATATTTGTTCCTTTAGAATAAACTCTTATTTTTGGTATATATGGTTCAATCACAGGTGGTGCTGGTTTTTCTTTTGGAGGTTGTTGTTTCGTAATGATAATTTTTTCTTTTTCAATATGATGTTTTTCTCTTTTCATGATTCGGTACTTACATATATCTATATCTGGAATTTCAATCGTATTTTCTAGAGTGTATTGCGATACACGTTTACATGTCTCTATAAAATCATCAAATGACATTGAATTTTTCATTTGATTACATTCACGACAACAACTAACACAATTTTCTAAATTATATCCAATATTATTATCAACCCTATCAATTCCATTATGGTGTTCTTCATTTGGTTCTTTGCCACAATAATAACAAAAATATGTTTTTAATGTGTCAAATTCTTCTTTAGTAAGATTAAATTCATATTCTTTTTTTGTTGAACGTAAAATATAATCTCTATAACTGGAAGAATTTGAATTCGGCCATATATCGGGTCGTAAAATTCCAAAACCATTGAAACGAAATGATATATGTTGACATCTTTGTATAAATGATATTGGATCAAGTGAACCCTTT